CTATTCTATTAATTATAGAAGTAACAATTGAACGTTCATTACCCCTAGTCATTCTAACTCTATCAGGTTTATTATAATATCCGACAGCAGAATCATATGGATTAATAGAATTATTTTGGTTAAAGAATGCGTTCCAAGCTTTTTTTAACCTTTGTCCAATACTAGAATTCATATCTAATCCTCCTTATTTTATTCCAAACATTTTTTTTAATCTATTAATTCCATTATTAATAGATTTTGAAACTTTTTTATGATTCATTTTTAATCCTTCAATAGTATTTAAAGCTTTAGCTACTGCTTTACTTTTCTTTATTTGATTATCTAGTTTTTTATAACTAGCATAATCATCGGTGAGAGCTTTTCTATAATGTTTATAGTCATATGTTTTACCATCATATGGGCTCTTATAAGTATATCCTTTTTTTAAAGCTTTTCGACCTTCTTTTGATATTCCATATTCGAATTCACCTTTATAAATATCTCGTTGTTCATTTAAACTACCATCATAATAATATACCCATCGACCATTTTTACGTTCTTTTTTAATATATTTATAATGCATTATATTTGAAGACGTGTAATCTTCACCTAAATAAGTATCAGAATGCATTAAAATTCCGCCATCATCTTTTTTTATATATGTTTTCATAAATCACCTCTAATAGCTTTAAATATATTAGAAACAAAAGATAATCCGCGAGCATGAATTCTTCGAGGAATATCTTTTATGGCTTGTTTATAATATACTTTTACCATATTTAATGCGTTTCTAACTTCTCGTTCCTGATCTTTATTTAATGTTAATGTTTTACTATTTCGATTATAATTATTACGAATTGTATCTTTAATATATCCAACAGATTTATCTTTTAAAAATTTATGCATTTTTCGTTCAGAATCATTATAAACATAATATGTGTAACCATTTCTTTCTTCTTTTCTAAGATACTTCCAATGTACTAAGTTTGGAGAAATATAATCTTCACCTAAATAAGTATCAGAATGTATTAAGAGTTCATCATTATCGCCTCTTTTATATACTTTCATACTATCACCTCCTATTCAAAAGCATCTCTATTATTTTTATAAGCAACATATGCATCCATCATAGCTGCTACAGCATCAATTTTTTGATCATATCGTTTCTTATAAAGTTTTCTATTACCATTTGTATCTTCAAGTGTAATACAATTACCTAATGTAAAAGTCATTAACTCTTCATCAAATAATAATAAACGATCTTCTGCCATTTTCTTTAATTCACCTAAAGGTACAGACTCTGTTTTAGCACCTTGTGGAACTTTTTCTATTCCAAAAGGTCCATTTTCTTTTTCCCATCTATCAACAAAATCTTTAGCGTTATATGGATCATATCCAAATGCTCTAACATCATATCCTCTTTCCATTATATGATTATCCAAATCTTCATATACTTCCATCATATCTAAAACTGTTCCATCCATAACAATTAAACTACCCTCTGCAATAAATTGATCATATTTAATTCTCATAGCTGGTTGTAATTTCATTAGAGTTCTTTCACTAATATAATTTCTAGTTTTTACACCAAAAGCAGATCTAGGTAATGGAAATAAGAATGTAAAAGAACAGAAATCATCACCTTGTGATAAATCTGCTCCCATAGCACAAGGCATTTGCCAATAATCTCTTTTTCTATGTGGTAATGTTTCTTCATATGTAAAGAAATATGTATAACCTTCCATTGGAATACCGAAACGTTTAGCTAATATATCATTTCTAGTAGCCGGCGCTTTTTCAGCTCTTTCTACGTCTAATTGATATGTTTCATAACTAACCGTTTTTCCAAGATTAGGATTTGCTTTTAACCATTTATCTGGTTGAGCAACTTCATCTAATGAATCTAGTTTATACCACCATATAGATACATGAGGATTTATATATTCACCTTTTAATATGTCCATTAATTCCATCTTAATTGTGTCCCCAGGACCATTACGAACTGTTCCTTCAGAACTAACAGATAGTATTATATAATCATCGTTTTTTGATGCACCTTGTTCTAATGCACCTATAACATCCTCTCTTATATCTCCAGATAACCATTCATCCACAGTATTGATTCTACTATTTAAACCTTGTAATTTATCGATTGTCATTGGTCTAATTTCCAACAATGAACCAGTTAAAAAATTTTCAATACCTTTTTTAGTAGATGCCAATTTTACTCTATTGATTTTAGATCCGGTAGTATTGTTTATTGATCCTTCTGTTAAAAATTTAAATAATGGACCTCTTGATCTAATTATAGATGTTCTAATTGGAGATAATACTTCTTCAGCTTGTTTCATTGTAGGAGCGGTATGAACTTGATGTGTAGTACTAGTATCTACATTCAAAAAATAACTTTGAACATATGATTCATATTGTGATTTAGCAGCACCTCTAGCTATAATTAAATATTGTTTATTTATTAATCTTTTTCTAATTCTTTTATTTGTATAATGTCCACCATGTCCATCTTTAGATGGAACATATACACTTCTTTCTACATAATAATACCAACCAAATAATTGTTCTGCCCATAATTTAAATGTATCAAGGAGAACTAAATCTTCTCCATTAGTTAATGTTAGTTCCGTTTCGCAGTATCTTATAAAGCCCTCGACTGCTTCTTCATCATAATAAATTCCAGGATTATCTATTAAAGCATCTATTCTATTCATTTCCATAGAAACTGTTTCACATACTGGAATTTCGCCTCTTATTACAGCTTTTCTAAATTCTCCATAATATTTTGGAACAGCTGTATTTGATAAACTCATTTTAAATTTACTAATCTACCAAGTCTGGGAATAAGTCTTGGTATATACTTTTACCTTTCTTTTTTAAATTAGTATATTCTTTTGAATTCACATTAATTGAGTTAGATTTATTAATCTTTTCTATTTTTTTGGCTTCACGAGCAGCTTTAGCTCTAGCTTTTTCATTAGCTATTAATTGATCATAACCAGTTTCAGCTTTTAATTTACGATATTTATACTCGGCCTCTTCTGCTGATTTTTTCAATTCTTTTGTTATATTATTAGCATCTTTATTATTAAGGCCCAATGCCTCAGAACCAACATTCATAAACACTTTTGTCAATAAATTTTTACCGGCATCTATAGCAGCTGGTGCTATAACATTAGAAGCAACACTTCTAATAAATTTTCTTCCTTTTCCAGATAAATCTCTTTCTAAACCATGAGCTTCTTTTTCGTTTCTTAAACGTTTTATTCTGTCCATCAATTCAACATCACTCAATTGTTTTATTGATTTAGTATTTGGATTTTCTTTTGGTATTTTTCCTTTTAATTTCATATATTTACAGTGAGAATCAAAAAGATAATTCATTACCAAAAAAAGCAAATGAAGAAGCTGATAATAATAAAGAAGAAAAATCATCAGAAAATAAAATGGAAAATAAAAGCATAAAAAGAGAAGGAAGAATAAAAAATGAGAATAATTTAAAAGAAATACCAAAAAAATTAGATAAAAATGAAAAAAAAGAAGATGAAGATGAAAATAATTCTGAAAATAAACCAAAGCATTTAAATGTAGCTCAAAATAAAGAAAGAAAAAATGAAGAAAATAATTCTGAAGATAAACCAAAACACTTAAATGCATCACAAAATAAAGAAAAAAAAGATGAAGATGAAAATAGTTCTGAAGATAAACCAAAGCACTTAAATGTAGCTCATAATAAAGAAAAAAAAGATGAAGAAAATAATTCAAAAGAGAAACCAGAGGATTCAAAAGAGGAACAAGATAAATATAAAAAGAAAGAAGAAACCACTAAACATAAAAAAAATGATGAAGATGAAGAAGAAGATGATAATAAAAAAGTGAATAAGCTTAAAAAGAAAAAAGATAATGAAGATGAAGAAGATAATAATGAAAATAAGAAGAAAATAAAAACAAAGAAGGTTTCTGAAGAAGATAAAAAGGATGAAGATGAAAATAAAGAACAAAAGAAATCAAATAAGAAGAAAATAAAAATGAAAAATGATAATAAAGAAGATGATGATAAAAAAGAAGGTAGAGTTAAAAAAGAAGAAAATGAAAATAAAAAAGAAAAAGGAGAAAAGGAAGAAAAAAAAATTGTAAATAAAAGATGTGAAGCTATACTTTTAGGATTTGATAAATATAATGATGATGATGATGAAGGTAAAATTTCATTTAGCATTTATTTTGTTCCAGTTTATAATCAATTAAAAGCAAACATATTAAAAGTTCCAATTAAAATTAATACTAAGGAAACATTAAGATCATTAAAAGAAGAAAAACAAATAATAGAATGTAAAAGAAGATATAAAAATGGTGAAAGACAAATAAGATATAAATGTGAATTTGAAAAGAAAAATAGAAAGATAGAAAGAATAGAAGTAGATGTATTTAGATTTAGATTTATTGGACAAAATGTTAAAATAAAATCATGTAGTCCAATGGCAATTAAAAATATGAAAAATATTCAAGATGTTGGAAAAGAAAAACAATTTAAGAATAAAATATATGTTTTAGAATATGCTGAATTAAAAAAAAATAAAAAGAATTTTGAAATAATGGGAAGAATAAGAGATAAAGATTTTGATGAAGAAGGAGTTAATTTAACAATTTTAGATTCTAAAAAAATGGAAAAGAAAGTAAATTGTAAAATAAAAAAAAATAAAGGAAGATATATTTTTGAATGTGAGCCAAAAGAAGATATTAATGGAAATTTAGATGGAGCATATGGAGATATAGAAGATAAAAATGTAGTAATTAATTTTAAATATAATAAAACTAGTAAAATAAATTTTGTTGTTGAGAAAAAGGAGGAAAAGGAAGAAAAGGTAGAAAAGAAAAAGAAAAATGATGATGATGATGATGAGAAAAAAAATGAAAATAAAAAAAAAGAAGATAATAAAGAAAAAAAACAAGAAATTCGTAGACCACCACGTAGAAAGAAGAAAGAAGATAATGATGATGACTTACAATTTGTATATGAAAAAAATGTAAAAATTGATATTTTAATATATATTTGCATTGGTTTTATTATTTTATTACTTATTACTTTAGCTTACAATTGTATTGTTCAAGTAAGAAATAAAGAATCATCAGGGCCTTATTTTGACAATAATTCAATGGATACTGTTAAATTAAGTTCTCAAAGCAATGATTAAATAATTAATTAATTAATAAGATAATTGAAATTTAATTTAACAGTATCCATTGAATTATTGTCAAAATAAGGCCCTGATGATTCTTTATTTCTTACTTGAACAATACAATTGTAAGCTAAAG